CTGGTGTTATTATTAAACAACACATGCTTGAACGTAATAGACGAGTTCCTGTAACAGTTAATCCTAATACTATAATAGCATATACTCCAGAAGAAGAAATTGTAGTTGGAGGTCAACCTACACTTTCAGGAATGAATAGTCCTATTTCATATAGAAATTTAGAAATTACAGGAAGTATAAAAGTAGCTACAATTGAAGGAGGAGCTGGGGGAGTAGTTAATCCTTATAATGTTTTAGATAGACAAATAGGCGATTTTAATGCATATACCCAAACGGGTCCTGGTGCTATCGGAGCATCTTATGGAGATACCCCTCTAAGTGTAAATGGTTGGAATGCTAACGCAACTCCAAATATTTTTAATGTAACAGATCCCAATGGTATTAGGGGAATTCAAGTTGCATATCCTCTTAGAACAGCATTTACATTAAAAAACACTTTAGACATTCAGTATCTTGATGTAGATACTGGATTTTATTTAGGAGTATCATCTTCAATAAGAGGTATTATAGGAGAAGATTTATTTACATCGGCATCATTAAGCCCTACAAATACTAAAGTCTCAACTTCTGAATATAAAATAACCCCTGAAGAAGAAATTTATTTTTATTTAAGAGGAGTAACAATTCCAGGTTTAACTCCAATATCATCAACCCAAATATCATATTTAATATTTGAATTAGATGAACCTACATGGTTTGAAGATACAGAGGCTTCATCTAGTATACATAACTTGTACACATCTCAATCTTATATAGTACATGATGAAACAATTTCAGGTAGTGTTTGGAGATTACAAGATTCACATGATGAGTTTTATAATGGAGAATTTAGTGGGAGTGAATTTATAGCAACTACTCAATCTTTATTAAATAACCCATTTGCTTTAGCTGGTCCTCTTGAGACAAGTTATGCTGTAGCTGTAACAGCTAGTACAGGCCAATGGTATGTAGATAGAAATAATAACGGTACTTTTTTAGATACATACCCATCTTATTCTCTTAATATGGAACTTAAGGTATATCCTTGGCAGGATTATGACCCAGACCAAATGGATAGTGATATTGTTGATTGGACTAAGGAACAAGTTAATGATGGTGAAAATAAAGCTCTACTTGTACTATACCAAGACAACCTCCCAGCAGCTCAAGAGAAATTTTACATATACAGTATATGTTTCCCTGCAAAAGGAGCATATAAAACTGGATTTACATCAGTAGATCTTAATGATTGGCAAAGGTATTTTGGTCTTACTATGTTATCTACTAATGATAATAGAGTTCAAAGTCAAAACATTAATAATGTACCTTTTCCTCCTGTTGGGTTAGCCCCTCAAGGTATAGTAAGTGAGGATTATATCCCTATGGAGTATGGTCCCTATTTTAAATTTGATCTTAGAGATGCTATAATTGATTCTGTACCACAAGCTACATTTTTTGCTTCTACTGCTCCTGACAACCCAGTATTTTTAGATGACCCAGAATTTGCGAATTTAAATAGTGGTGTTGTTGTGTCTTCAGCTTTAGGAGATACAAGTAGAATCACAAGGAGAGTAATTAATTCATATGACTCCTTTCAATCCCCCGCACCACTATCAGATGCATCTTTTATCCAATTAAAATGGGATAATGCTAAAACATCAGGTCAAAGACCCCTTCTAATTGAAAATGATAACGGTACTTTAAATTCCTCAGATATTGCAGCAACTTTTAACACTGCAGGTGGACAATTTAGACCAACATTTTCAGTAATGGTTTCTAACTTTGATCAAGAATTTCAATCTAACCCTAGAGAAGAACTATCTTCTTGTGGTGAGGGAGGTTGGTTATACCAATTAAATGAACCCGGAACTGGTTTAGGAGTAGGTAGTGGTAGTTTATTTTTACAAGGTACTACTTGGTCAGGTTCATATGGGGATAGTGGTAATTATGTTCCTTATGGTTTGATGCTTAATGATAAAAGTTTCCTAGATGATAATACTACTATAGTTGATAATACCGCAACATTATTAAACCCCCAAATAGAATTTGATTTTACCCTTATAAACCAACTTTCAGGACTCCCAGCAACCGAAGATTTTAGTGGTAAACCTGGTAATTTATTTATTCATCAAAAGAATGAGTTTGCAGGATTAATTTCTTTAGGGGCAAATGTAACTAATGGAGTTGGGACTGGGTTTTTATATAACCCTTTAAATAGTAGATACATAAGCGGTAGTGCATATTCTGCTGTTCTCCCATTACTTTATAATCCTTCAGGTGAAAACCCAACTCAATATGTTAGTTTTGACCCACAAATACCAACTTTTACACAATTTTATAATACTCCTTTCAATCCTTTAATAAATAATGCAACTCAAAGTGTTGATAATACTTACTTACAAGTAGTAGAGTATGATAATGGTCCTATTCCTTCAAATATTATACCAATAATAGAAAATAGTGCAGTTAAAGCCGAAGTACCAGATAGTTTTTATACACAAAAAGCTTCAATAACTTCTAGATACCTAGGAAGTAAATTACAATCAGCTAATTATAACTATCCTTCAATTCCTTCACCAGCAACCCAAAAATATTTACCAAATAGTGCTGAAAATACTACAATTACGTATTTGAATGCTTTCTTATCAGGTAGTGGTGATGATGGTTTCCCAACAGTTACAGGTAGTGATAGTTGGGGGGGAGATTCTTCATATGGGACTATGAAATCTACTAATACTTCTTTAAGTACAATATATAAAGCACCAATATACTTTGCTCATTTTAAAACATCACATTATAACCAAAATAATGATGGTACTTATACATTTGAAATTGATGCTTTAATTGAATCTCCTTTAGAAAACGTGCAAGGTAGTAAAGCCCCTGTAATGCCTCAAATTATAAAGATTGATGGTACTGATACTTGGGTTACAGATGTAAGAAGTACATTTGAAGTAGATAGAAAGGTAAGTGTTGCTTACACAAATGCTAAGTTTGGTAATATAAATTACAGTAATTTAACATTTGGGAGTAATACAATATATCAAGGAGCTGCTGAATTTCTTACTATAGGTGCTTCTACAACAGGAGAAAATGGAGTAACATCTTCATATGTAACACCTCGTTCAACCCCAACAATGTCATTTTTTAACCCTAGATGGGGATCATTAAATGAAAGGCCTGATGGTACTGGTGAACCTGTGGTAATAACATCAAATTTTGTAAATGCTCTCCCTAACGTATTACCCGCAGGTGATGTTGGAGATTTTGGTAATTTCTTATTAACGGGTAGTGATGGAAGTAATGGTTATTTTATTTTAGGTGGAAATAAGACCTATTTTTCCCAATCATTAGAAATTGCAGATGGTTCTAACCCTGGATATAGTGTTGTATTTGATGGTCCTGGTTTAGGATTAATAAATAGTATTAATATAGCTGTTAGTGAATCTAAACAAGCTAAAAAACGAATTATTGGTAGTAGTATTCAAAAAATAACATTAGGACTTCCTATAAATGAAGGAGCCTCACCTTTTATTAAACCTCCAAACCCTAATGATGTTGGTAATTATCTTACCCAAAATTACTTATCATCATCCTTTGATGGTCTTGATAATGGAATATTTGGATACCCCGAATCCATAGATAGTGGTTCCCTTCCTTTTATGTTCAAGAAAGGAGATGAAATTGTATGTACTTTTAACACAAATGCATCAGCATCAAGCTTTGATCAATTCACATCAGTTACAAAAGTATATACTGTTACTGAATTATCAGGTTCTGTAGGTATAGGTCAAATTGGTGATCCAATTAATACATCTACTTTATATACAGCTTCAATATGTTTGTTAGGATCGGGAGGGCAGTGTTACACCCCAGTAGGAATTAAAGGCTACTTTAATACAGATGAAGATGCTGTAAGAAATATTGTAAAAGTATATCCAAACCCTTCAAATGATGGTGTTGTCAAAGGACAAATTAATAATTTTATTGTACGTAGAAGAAATAATGCAGGTGATAGAGTAATAATATATCAAGAAGCACCTAACAATACTGTAACATCTCTCACAGGATCAGGTGAAGGGTATCTAATACCAGGAGATTTTACCCCAACACAAAAGAGAAATGTTCAGTCACTAATTTCAAATTTATCTGCCAAAAATACTTTTGAAAAAGATAATATAAATAAATTAAATTAATAAAAATAAAATATAACTTGGAATAAAAATATAAAGATCATATATTTATAATTAAAATAATACAAACATGGGATACTTAAATAATCAGGTAGTAACAGTTGATGCTATCTTAACAACAAAAGGAAGAGAACTCTTAGCAAGAGGTGATGGTTCTTTTAATATACAATCATTCGCTTTATCAGATGATGAGATTGATTATACTTTATACAACCCTACAAACCCATCAGGCTCAGCTTATTATGGAGAAGCTATTCAAAATATGCCTTTATTAGAAGCATTTCCTGATGAAACCCAAATGATGAAATACAAGCTAGTAACCCTACCTAGAGATACAGCTAAAATGCCTGTAGTAAGTATAGACACTTCAGTTATTTCATTAGCACAAACTCAAACAACTACAATTACTCCATCAACATTAAATTATTTAGGTAATAATTCAGTAGCAGAATCTTCAGGGTATTTATTTACCGTAAGTGATGTAAGACAATTTGCAGCTCGATCTGGGGTAGTAGGAGTAGGATTTGCAGCTGATACTCAAAATAATGTAGATGAAAATCTACAAACTAATGGTACTAATGTATCAACCACTGTAGGTGGAAGAAGTGTTAAATTAACCGCAACTGGTGTTAATACTTTATATGGTCAAGGTGGAAATTCAGTAACAATATTATATAGTACTCTAACAATAATAGGTAGAGATTCAGGAGCAAGATTACAAGTCCCTATCCAAATTAAAAAAACATAAAATAAAAAGATATGGCAGTAGCTAATACAAACAACATTTCAACATTTGCACCTTTAGATCAAGGAGATCTATTAATCAGTACTGAAAATGTAGCTAGTACTGTTTGGTTAAATAATAACCCAACTTTATTTGCTTATTATACATCCTCAGTGCAAGTAGCTAGTTCAACAGGACAATTCTATTATAATATTTACCATAATGAAGAAACTACAGGATCTGTACAATTTGCTATTGCTTATTGTGATGCTGATGGTAGTGGTAGTTTACTATATAACCCAAATGTAGATGGTTTATCTCCCACTAGAACAAATTATGGTCAATATAGAACCTTAATTTTAGGAGATGAAACCTCAGCTTTTGTTTTTGGAAATAAATCAGCATCTTTTTTCTATGCCTTACCTGTTGAAAGATCAGGATATAAAGAAGAATTGCTACCTGGAGTTATGACATTAGCTCTCTCAGGTTCAGATAAAACATTATATCTTACAGATGATAGTAGGCAAGGTGGAGCTGCTCAATTTTCAGAAGCAGGTAGAGTATATAACTTAGTATCAGGTTCAGCTGGTGATGTATATACGGGTATAAATGAGTTTGGATGGTCAGAATTTTCGGGATCTTATGGTTGGTTCTTACCAGACATTGGTACTCTTTTATTAAATGGAGAAGCATTAAGTCAATCTTTTGCTGATGGTGGTATTGCTAATGGAACTGATTTCCAAATTAATAGAGCATCAAATACTGAAGTAAATAACCCTGAAAAATTATTCACAGCTTTAAATTTAGGAGGTAATGTAATAGGTAATGTTACAACAAACCCAGGATGGACATTAAATTCCCAAGAACAACTTTCCTCAGATTTTATATTTTGTAGAGCAAGAAGTCAAAACTTTAATTATTCAACTAACCCATCATTCATATCAGGATCAGATGGAGCTGTACTATATGATACTTTTATTAATGACCCCCAAGTATATATTACTACAGTAGGTTTATATAATAGTGATCAAGAATTAGTAGCAGTAGCAAAATTATCTCGACCTTTACTAAAAGATTTTACAAAAGAATTATTAGTAAGAATCAAGTTAGACTTCTAATGAATGGGTGCATGGAAACAATTTACAAACAAGGATGTTACTATAACATCATTTATAGCAGATAAAGGATTTTCATTTGCTAGTGGTTCTATAACAGGATCAGAAAATGGCATTAATTTTTATGAGGGTTTAAATGTAAATTACACCTCTTCACTTAATGCTCAATCAGGATTTGAATATTCCTCATCTGTAAATTCTGTATATAATAGTGCTAAACAACTTTACTATAAGAATTATTTATCTTCAAGTATAGGAGATTATGCTAATACAGGTAGTATGGTTCCTGGGGTAACAAGAGAAGATGATGTTTTACAAGGCCCAGTAAATGCTACCCTATATGATAATTATTTACAATCTACCTTATTACAAGAAAGATATTTTCCTACAGGCAGTAATAAAAGAATTTCAACAATTTCTATCCCTACTTATTTATATGGTGAAAAAATAGTTCCATATACTTTTGAACTTGAATTATCCAATTCATTTTACCCTTCCAAATTCCCAGGAGGACTTATTTTAAAAGATGATGGTGATGGGAATGTTATTAGTGGGTCCGAGGATGTGACAGTAGGTCAAATATTTTATTCTCATGGCATTGCTGTATTAACAACCCATAGTTGTGATATTATAGGGGCGATAGTTAATGCAATCCCTCAAAGAATAGATAATATGCAAGTAAGATTTAGTTCTTCACTTACTATACATGAGCAGCAGTATAGGTGTACTATTTTAGAAAATGAATTTAATGTATCACTTAACCCAACTTTAGCAACCCAATCAATTGAAGGAGCTTTAAACACTTCTTATTATGATTTTACAACAGGATCATTTTTTGAGCCTTATGTAACTTGTGTTGGATTATATAATGGGGATCAAGATTTAGTAGCTGTAGGGAAATTATCATTCCCATTACCCATTTCTCAATTCACTGATACTACTATTGTAGTAAATTACGACGTATGATAAATTGGACACACCAGAATGAAGAAGTTACTGATATTAGTGACTTCCCAGATGACACCTATGGGTTTGTTTATAAAATTACCCATTTACCCACAGGAAAATCTTATATAGGTAAAAAAATCTTATATTTTACTCGTAAAGTAAAATTAGGAAAAAAAGATTTACTTAAATACGAAGGGGTAGTTGGTAGGAGACCATCTTATAAATTAGCAGTTAAAGAATCTGATTGGAAAAATTATTGGGGCTCTAATAAAGAATTGGTAGAATTAGTTAAAACTGAACCCGAAGAAAATTGGGAAAAGTGGATTATTAAAACTTGTCCTACTAAAAAACTATTAACATATTTTGAAACAAAGTATTTATTTGTATACCAAACATTAGAAAATCCTGATGAATTTTGGAATGATAATATCCTAGGAAAATTCTTTACGAAAGATTTTAATTAAACGTGTTTTATTAAATTTAGTTTTGTATATTAATGTTTATGGTAAATGAGCTATTAATAAATTTAGTAAATTCTGTTATTGGTACAGGCAAAAGAACAGCTAGAGGGAATCAAGCCCATAGTTGTCCTTATTGTAACCATCATAAACCTAAACTAGAAATAAATTTTTCAGAAAATAAAAAAGGATATAATCCTTGGCATTGTTGGGTTTGTAATAAAAAAGGTACTAGGATTACTTCTTTGTTTAAACAATGTAAAGCCTCACCTGAAAAATTTACAGAATTATATAAATTAATAGGGAATGAACAAGAACACAAATCTATAGTAAGTGTTAAAGCCCTAAAATTACCCCAAGAATTCAAAAAATTTCAAGATATTACAACTTCTGATATTGAAGGAAGGCAAGCTGCTTTTTATTTAAAAAATAGAGGAATTACTAAAGATGATATTGAAAAATATAATATAGGATATTGCACATCTGGTAGATATTCTAAAATGGTTATTATTCCTTCTTATGATGAACAAGGTAATCTAAATTATTTTACAGGTCGTTCATTTGAAAAAGAACCATATATTAAATATCGCAACCCAGAAACATCCCGTGATATTATACCATTTGAGTTGTTTATAAATTGGAAATTACCGTTAGTACTGTGTGAAGGACCTTTTGACGCTATAGCTATTAAAAGAAATGCTATACCGTTACTAGGCAACAATATACAGTCTAACTTAATGAAAAAAATAGTAACATCAACAGTAGAAAAAATATACATAGCATTAGACAATGACGCGTTAAAAAAATCAATCAAATTCGCTGAAAAGTTTATGAATGAAGGTAAGGAAGTTCATCTTGTTGAACTTGAAGGAAAAGATCCTAGTGAAATGGGTTTTGCTCATTTTACAAATTTAATTCAAAAATCCTCTCCACTCAACCAATACGCCTTAATGGAGAAAAAGTTATCATTAATATGAGTAAAAGAAAAATTAAAAAATCTTACAACAGAATTTTAGAAATTTCTGAAGATGCTAAGCAGATTACTCTTCCAGATTCACGCTATTACAGACGTAATGGTGAGTATTATCCATCTATAACTTATGTTTTAGGCTCTTATCCTAAAGGTAAATATTTCCAAGACTGGTTAAAAAAAGTAGGATATTCTGCGGAATACATAGTAAGAAAAGCAGGTGAAGAAGGGACCCAAGTACATGAAATGATCGAAGATTATTTAAATGGTAAAGAATTAAATTTCTTAATCAATGGTACACCTATGTACAATCCAGATGTATGGCAAATGTTTTTACGTTTTGTTGATTTTTGGGAAGAGTATAACCCTACACTAATCGAAACCGAAGTTCACCTATTTTCAGATGAATTAAAAGTAGCAGGTACTTGTGATATGATCTGTGAAATGGAAATTGATGGAAAAAAAGAATTATGGGTTATTGATTTTAAAACTTCAAATAATTTACAAACTACTTACGATTTACAAGGAGCCATTTATGCTAAATGTTATGAAGAATGTTATGGTAAAACAGCAGATCGAGTAGGTGTTTTATGGTTAAAATCAAAATCAAGAGGTGCTGATAAAAATGGTAAACGTTTAAAAGGCAAAAATTGGGAAATGTATGAATCCCCTCGTACACAAGAAGAAAATATTTCTATATTTAATACAGTTAAAACTTTATTTGATTTAGAAAACCCAAAACATAAGCCTATATTTACTGAATTTAGAACGCAAGCTAAAAGAAAGTTGTGATATTTATAACAAAATATTCAATTTATGATATCATTAATACAACTACTCAAAGAAGCAGTAGGCAAACCTAAAGCAGTTATCTTAGCAGGAGCACCAGGGGCAGGTAAAGGATATATTTTACGTGGTTTAGACTTAGGAGGTCTAAAAGTAATGAATGTAGACGACATTTTTGTTCCTTTATTAAAAAAAGCTAATGTTACTTTAGATTTAAAAAACGCTACACCTGAAGAAAGAAGTGAGCAAGCCAAACAAATGGCAGCTGCTAATAAACAGTTTAAAGGCGAGATGGAACAAATAATAGCTGGTAAAGAATCATTTATATTAGATGGTACAGCTGCATCATATAATACTACAGCTAAACTGAAAAATGAGTTAGATGAAGCAGGATATGATGTATTTATGCTTTATGTTTACACAGATTTAGAACGTTCGTTAAGCCAAAACCAAGACAGATATGTAAAATCAGGAGGTGAAGATAGAAGTTTAGCACCTGCAATTGTAATGCGTACTTGGAAAAGTGTGACAGATAATTTACCTAAATATGAAGAATTATTTGGCGATAATTTTGTAGCAGTAGCTAACACATTAGATGATAGAATGCAAGATATAGATAAAATTATACAAAAATATCTTAAACCATTTACTCCTCAAGGTACTAAACCTAAAACACCAGC